CCGTACCCTGCGTTGCTGAATTCTTGATGGAATTGAACAACGACTTACGCATACCCGGTTTGGTGTAGTTGCCAGCAGCATTCACGCCGCCACCTTTGGCGTACATGTCCACATCGTTGGGGTTATCCGTGCGATGGATGACCTTCTTGGTCGGCATCTTCTTGGGGTTGATTGCCCCCATCCCACGGCTTGCCATCATACAAATGTTCCACGGGTTTTACCCCGCACAGCACACCCATCGGCACGAGATGAGGCAGTACCACCCGAAGCTTTTTTGACAGGCTTCTTGGGCTTAACGGGGCCGCTCTCAGGGTCCATAGGAGGAGGAACGCCTGAATCTTCAGTCCAGACGCCCCCGGTCACGCCCTTGGGTTCTTTCTTTCGTTCCAGAATTTCGTCTTCCATAATTCACCTCAATAGATTTTGTATCTGGTTTTGCCGCGAGTGGCAATACCGTCAGCGCGTTTAGAAGCCGAAGTCACGCCACCATTGGCCATCTTCTTAGCCTTGACTGCGCCGCCTTTTTTGTACTGCCTATTGCGAGACATGATGTTCCCGTTGACATCTACATACCCTATGCCGGGAACAAATTTACCAATGGTTGCATCGGGATCAGCGGAGTACTTTTGCCCAGCAGCAGAAGGACGAGCGGGGGCTTGGGCGGGAGCTTGGGCTTGCGGAGCAAGAGATTGAGCAGCGGCTGGGCTGGAAACGTTGGCGTTGGTGTTGAAGTTTTCTTTCCTCTGCCGCTCGTATGCGGCTGCTTCCCCAGCACCTGCGCCCATACTTCTAGAATAAGTTTTAGTATCCGTGCCCCCAGCGGGCATTACTGGAACATTGGGGTTGTATGCAGGAGGAGTTCGCGTTTGAGTTTGGGCTGGGGCTTGAGCAGCAGGGGGAGTTTTAGCAGGAGCTTTAGCAGGAGCTTTAGCAGCAGCACGAGCGGGCGCGGGAGCGCCTTCTGGGTAATACAGATCGTTTGTCTCGGGGTTGACCTTGGCACGAGAACCGCGAGGTCCTATGTCGGCCATTGCCTCAGTTTGGTCTACAGGGTCTCCAAACTCACGGACACCCATGTTTGCGTTAATGGGAGAGGCTTCTTCTGTACCCAGAGCAGCCATACGCGCCATTTCGGCTTTGCCACGGGCGTCCATGCCTCTTTCTTTTTCTTTGTCTTTTTTGTTGGCCATGTAGGCCAACCCAGCGAGGGCTGCAAGCCCAGCTAAATCTCGTCCTCGTGCCATATCAGGCTCCTTTTAGGCTTTGCCGCCCTTTTTCATACCCAGAGGTTTGCTACCAGCCATTTTGACTTGAGCGCCCTTGGTTTTACCCTTGGCAGCAAGTCCGTCCACACTAGGAGCAGCGGTTTTAACAGAACCCATTTTTGAAGCAGCAATGCCACCAGAGGCCATCTTCTTCATGCCGCCGTTTTTCATGCCCATCATTTCGGCCTTCTCATGTTTCATCATGGAAGCGGGAGCGCCTTTTTTCTTCATAAAGGCCATCTCTTTACCGACCATTGCTTTAGATTCTTTCATTTCGCCACCTTTGTTAAAAAGTTCATTTTTGCCCTGATTGGTTTTGGGCTTATTTACACCTTGCAAATCAGCGCGGGTACCCGTGCCAAATTTTTTGCCTTTGTCAGCGGCGGCAAAATCTTGCCCCACGCTTTGAGGAACTCCAGCTTTCTTGGCAAACGACGGGTTGTTGGCCACCGCCGCCATGAAGTTATGTTGTTTCTTGCTAACTGAGGGCACTTTTTTGCTCCCGAATGAACATATCAATTTTAGTCTCCAGCCGATCTATGCGGTCCAGAATCCGATTGATATCGTTATGCACGTCAGCTTTGGTCACGTACTCTTTGGCGATCTCCTCGCGGGTGCGATTGAGCAGAATCTGGAGGCGGTTGATCTCCTCAGACTTTTCGCGTAAAGACCAACCCAACAACCCCAAAAAGGCCGTCAGAACCATGTTCCAAAGGGTCATCTCCATCAGAGGTACCTACCCCTAGTCTTGCCCCGTTGAGCAATGCCATCAGCACGAGAAGAGGCGGTGCCGCCTTTCTTCATGCCTTTGCCAGAGAAACCCCCCGGCACGTCGTAATTTTTGTCCGCTGTGTCGCTAGAGTCAGAATCTTCTTTTTTGTCCTCGGAAGCCCCGGCAGAACTGATTGACTTCAGCCCGGCTGCACCAGCACCAACTCCGGCTGCGCGAACGCCAGTCCGAGTGATCGCACGGTCAATGGCCTCTTCCTTAGCAGATTTTGCTGCGCCTTTGAGTTTGGAGGTATCAGCAACAATTTTCTTGAGGTCATCAAGAGTGCTGGCATTGCTTTTAAATGAAGGCATGCTGCTCCATTTGGTGTTGCGGATACCCGCACCTGCACCGCCACCTTCAAGCAGTTGGTCATCACCACGTTTTGGAAAACCTTTTGGCATGATCTACCTCAACACATCTTTCCGCGTGTCTTACCACGCTGGGCTATGCCATCGGCTTCTTTTATGTAGCCGCCGTCAGCACAATTCCAAGCCCGAAGGCTCTTGTTAATCCGGCTGTTTGGGTCGTTGGCTGTCTTCTCGGATGTAAGTTTCTTCTTCATCCCACTCATCCTTGCACAGAAAGAGTCGCGCCTGCTGCCGCCCTCGGGCTGCGGGGCTTTTAACCCCGGCTTGCCCGGATTGGCTGCGTTGTAGGAAGCCCGACCCTTGGCGTTCAAGCCGCCCTTCTCGGATTTGCCTTCCTTGCGTTGCCATGCAGGAGATTTAGCCATAATAAATGCTCGCTGACTGTATGTTTACCATATAGCCATAGATGCCATTTTTTGCCAAGATTCCTTCACCGGGGATAAGGTTGAAGTTGTTGAACACGTCACTTGAAGCTGGTTCTTGCGTCAACAGCCAATTGCCCGTAGAACAGTAAACCGCTGCGGGGGTTCCTGTGATGGTGCCCGTGTTGATATCCACAAGTGTAAACGCATCGGCGCTTGTTCGGGTAATTGTGTAGTTACCGTCCGTCGCAGAACCCCCCGAGCCAGCCACAAAATGGATGCCAACAGTGTCGCCAGTTAATAGCCCGTGAGCAGTCTTGGTTACAGTTACAGTCGTCCCGCTGCGCCCGTAGGTAACGCTGGCAGAGACAGGCGCTGTTTCCGTGTCAAATAAAACAATCTGCCCCGCAGCCCCAGATGTACCAGAAAAAGTCAATCCTTTAACCCGGAACCGCCCAAGGACAAAGAAACCGCTTTGGTTCTGGTGCGATTGTTTTACATCATATTGCATCGTCATAATCAATTTCCTTTAAGAAAAGGGGCCGAAGCCCCGTAAGGTTGATTAAGAGTTGGCAAATGGGGTTGCAACAGAACCAGCGCCCATCACTAGGCCATTGACCATGTACTTCAACGAGGCGATTGCAAAAATCTGCACCCATGAACCCGCAACACCACCAGTGGTGCCGCCGTTCAAATTGATATAGTCGTTTGCGGCTACGGCTGCAAAACCAACAAGCGTAGTGCCGTCAGTATCAACATCATTCATGGTGATTGTGCCAATAAACTTGTCAGTGCCATCAGTGGCAATTTTTAACGAGCTAGTGGCAATCGTGGTGGGAACCCAAATGGTGTAAACAACGCCTTGGTTGTTCAAGGTATTGGGGTCTTGGCCGGGGCCAGAAGAAACGGGGTTAGCTGCGGTGCTGATGGTGGGCAGCGTCAAAACGACGTTTGCTGCCAAAGTGCCGCCAACAGAGATGATGCGACCACCGTGGTCAACGGGGTTCAGCGTGGTGCTGGAAGTGATTGCAACAACAGAGGCTGGGCCTTGTTGATACATACCGCCCAATGAACGAACTGGGCCTTGAAACGTAGTGCGTGCCATGATAATTTCCTTACATGCAAGTGAGGCGTATCTGTCTGCATGTCGTCAGCCGGGACTGTCAGATACACCGGGAACCCCGGAATGTGGCCAATATATCACGGTTTTTGGTGGGGTGCAACAAATAAAAAGGGCTCCCGAAGGAGCCCTAGTGGCAGGCCAGTCACCTCTACCGTACTGAATCTATCAGGTCGAACCTGAAGAACCCCACATACCCAAGGGGTCAGACCAGCCAAAGCTGTAACGCTCACGGGCCTTGTAACGGACGTTGCCAGTGTCGAAGTCGCCGTCCATGCTGTTTTGCAGCGGAGTACGGACAAAGTGCTTCATACCATTGGGCACGTCAGTGGTCAGGAACCATGCGCTGGTGTCTGTCAAGAAGTGGTTGACAGTGTAGCCTTCGGGGATTGCACCCATCTGCTTGATAGCGTTGATATCGTTATCAGCAGTAGAGACTCGCAGTTCGGTGTCCAGCAAACGCTTGGCCACGAACATCAAGCTCGGGGGAACAACCATCTTCTTAGGCTTGGCTGCGATCAACAAACCACGCTCATCCGTCCAAGCGGCGATCTGAATAACGGCGGCTTCCAAAGAAGTCTCGTTCAGGTCGATTTGGGTGGAAGGAGTGTTGGCGTTGACGCCACCAGAGATCAAGGGGTGATTGGCATTGAACAGGGAAACGCCATCACCACCTGCGTAGGTGCTGGAGAAGCCGTTGTTCAAAACCGAAGCGGCCTTAACCTGCTTGGTGTAAGCCATAGCGCGAGCCAGCGACTTGGTGTAACGAGCAGACAAGCTGTCGTACAAGTTATCTTCGACCGCTTCTTCAGTGATCGAGAAACCCAAGGCAATGGTTTCGTGCGTATAGCGGGTTGACCAAGCTTCCTGCGCATTGTCATAAGCAATTGCAGAGCCTTCGTTCTTCACCGGAGCGGCGGAGAATCCAGACAGTTTGGTCTCTTCTTCAAAGGAACGCTCAGAAGTCTCAGTTTCGTAGATTTCTTTGTGTTCTTCGCCGTAACGAGAATACTCCATACCGAACAAAGCGTTCAGACCGGGGAGCAACTCTTTCAGCAGTTGTGCGCGTGAAATAGCCATGATTTAGCTCCTTGATTAAACGCCAGAAGCGATAGTGGTGGTATGAATCTCAAAGTTCCAACGAACGATGAGCTCGGGGTACACAACGTTACCAGAACCGTTGACATAAGATGTCTCGGGAACAACGTCAACGACGTTCATGGGCAGTGTGCCAGTGGTTGCAGAGGCTGCAACGGCTACACGGCTATCGCCAGTAGTCGTCAAACCAGTGTTCTGCACCAACTCTACGTTAGTACCAATGACGGTAAATTGCGTAGTGCTGGAAGGCAGCAAACCAGAGGTTGCGTCGTTAGCAGTGGTGCCAGCGGCAATCACAGCTTTGAACAGCGTATTGGGGTCATTACACACATAAGCGGTGATGACGGTGCCAGTAGGCGCTGTGGTGCTTGCGGGGTAATACTGGGCAAAAATGGTCTGGCCTTGCGCGTTAACGTAAGAACAACCCATAAAAATACCCATTACCTGTGAGGTCGTCACAGTTGCGCGAGCAGAAGTAATAGCAGATTTGATAATCGTGCCACTGTTTACCATTTCAACAACATCACCAAAGAAGATGCTGGTGTCGTATGCCGAAGCAATCCGGTACTGGCGAGTAGCGCCCGCGAAGGGGGTACCACCGTACAGATTGATCGGCTTCAGCCCGTATGGGGCGTTTACCGTAGGATATGCCATTTAAGACTCCAAGTTTAAGAACCAGAACCGAAAGTAACCTTCGTTTTCTTTTCTGAGAAAAGGGGCATCCGAGGATCACTCTCACGAAGAAAATTGTTGTCCACAGAGTCCATTTGAGCCTTGTTTTGGTTGTCGTAATGTTTCATACGCTGTTCCAAAAACTCGCTTGGAATCCGACAGAGCAACAGTCCACCCACCTCAATGCTGCCTTTAAAGCGGCCTTCGGTGGTAGCGTGCATCATTAGCTCGGGATACTCTTCCGCTTTACACGGTTCGTAACCTTCGCGTAACCGTGAAGAAATGTTGCTTGGATCAGCAACCCCCATCGTGGCAGTGCGCACCCAGCGGTGCTTCCAACCCGGACGTTCATCCGGGGCGGGTAGGGTCTCAGGCGGACGCCACGCTGTTGGGCGTTGCATCACAGCACGAGAGTCCAACTCACGGCTCATACGGTTTTGTGCTTTTTCAGCAGCTTTGACTTGAACTTGATCCATTATTCACCTCTTCTTAGTTTGGCAACCTGTTTAGCGTATTCTTCAATCGGGACCCCAAGCCTGCGAGCGATCGCAGCTTCGGACCCCTTTAACTTAATACGGTTAGGCGGGGTGCTACGTGAGGCCGGAGCCACCACCGCAGCGGGTTTTGTTGCACGGCGTGGAGGATCATCCTCGTAGGCCGGGTCTGACGTTCTTTTCTTTGGAGGCGGTTCGTCATCCTCATCGCTCTGAGCGTCTTCAAACTGCTCAGGAAATCTTTTGCGCATCGTTTTGTCGATGGTTTCAAAGTACTCTTCAGTACCTATATAGTCCGCACCATACTGCTTCTGTAACTTCTTGTCAAGCCCCATAGCAGTCATAGTCATTTCATCATCTACCCCCCACCAGTCTTTGTTGGAATCTATCCACTTTTGAGTGCGGCGATCCAACTTAGGTTGAGCGGGCTGGGCGGGGGTAAACTGCTTATCGTCTACTTCGATAGGCTGCATACCGGAAGCTTTGTCTATCTTCAGAGTGGCTTTGGCGATCTCCGCTTGCGCGTCGGTAAGGGCGTCTACATCCCCCGCTTCATAAGCCTCTTTGTACCGCTTTTTGGCAGCACCAAGCTCAATCTCAGCAGTGGATTGCGTTTGCTCAATAAACGCCTTGCTACCCGTAGAAAGCTGCTGTTGGAGACGTTTGTTCTCCTCAAATACTTGTCGGGCAAAGGTTTCGGCGGCTTCTCGTTCGCGCTGAGCTTCCTCTTTGGCGCGGCGTTCGTCGTGGTAACCACGGGTGAACTTCTTGATGCGGGCCTGTACCTTCTCGTCGTAGGAAGCTAATTCATCTTCGGTCGGGTCCTCCACGGGCTCCTTCATAGGCTTGCGCCCACGGTCCTCTGGAGGGGTATCGTCCTCGATTTCTACTTCAAACTTGTCTTCAACAGCAGTTTCCTTTTCATCAGGAAACTTGTAGTCTTCACCTTTAAATTCGGGCAATGTTGCCATGATGGTTCCTTATGATGCTCGTGTAATTCCACGGGGGTCTTCCACAACTGCTTCAACCGAGTCATCATTGATGATGCGGAATTCACGGCCATGAATCTTCAGACGGGTGCCTGAATTGGGTCGGACGATGACAAAATCACCTTCCTTGCACGACGGTCCACTGGGGAACCGGGTAGGGTCTTGGTAGCAGTCGGGGCCAAGCTTCACAACGAATAGAACCGGAGTGAGCACTTCCTCATAGTGCATTGTCTTAGAGTCTTTAATCAACCCCACTTCACTGTCGTGGTACTCCTCCATTGCTTCGGGAACAACACACAACATCATGAACCTTTTGGGGTCAGGCAACTGCTTGGCTTTTTGCTCCGCAGTGGTATTCAAAATTCCAGACAGGTCTACTGCCGCTACGTCAAACTCAGTCATCAGATTTCTCCATTTTTTGCACAAGGTCGTTAATGATGTTTTCTGCGAGGTTCAGACCCCGGATGACTCCGCAGACTTTTTTGTACTCGTCAAAGGTATCGGCTCGACTTGCAGCGACAAAGGCAATTTGCTCCTGTCGCATCTTCTCGATCTCTTTGGCAACTACAGCCAACAACTTATAGTCGTTCAATCTCACTCCTTGGGTTTACTAGGCGGTTTTTGCGCTGCCCGTTGCGCTTGCTGTACGGCCATTTGAGCGCGGTGTTTAGCCGCGTCCATGCCCATACGAACTCCTTCAATCTCACCTTGGCGAGTGAGCTTGTCTTTCGCAGCGGCTGCTGTAGCCGCGACTTGCATTGCCGCAATCTCTTTTTGAGACGCAATACGTGACTCTTCGATACGCAATTGATCGGCCTTGGTCGCAGCGTCGATTTGTTGCTTTTGCTGTTTGAGCTTCAACTCCTCCATCTTGATCTGGAGTTCCTGCATCTGCATTTGGACGATGGGGTCCTGCATCTGCTGCTGAGCCTGCTGTTGCTGGGCTTCCTGTTGCGCTTGCTGTGTGAGTTTTTGCGACACTTGGGCCACCATCATTGCAATCTTGTCAGCAATCTCAGGCGGTATATGTTTGTTCTGCTCCTCGGTGGGCAGGGGCACGCCAATCGCCATCTCGACTTGCTTGCGGTATTCAAACGCAATGTGCTCGTTTATGTGAGCCATAGCCGCTGCCATGATTGCCTGCGCCTGTGGGTTCATCTGCATCAACTGCTGAATCTTCGGGTTCTGAATTGCAGCCATGTGCGCTTGGATGTGAGCTTCATGATTCTGCTCTACAAACGCCTTGACAGGCTTACCCGTCAACAAATTCTGGTTCTCCAGCACAGGGTCCACAGGAGTCAAGTCGTCCTCAATCGGCACTAGCTTAGAGGCATTCTTAACTCCCAACACCTCAATCATCTGACGGTGCAGCAGGGGCAAGTTGTACAACTGTGGGGCGGACTGGGCAAGCTGAAGGACCGCCTGATACTGGACAACCTTCTGGGCCATCGTGCTGGCATTGGGGTCGCTCACAGGGATCACGTCCACCAAGTCGTAGTCACCTCGTTTGGCCTTGCGGCTACCTTCCACTGGCTCGTAGTCGTACTCTTCGGGGGTATAGTCAGAAATGATGACTTTTAAGAGTTTGAACTCTTGCTTCATCGTGAAGTGCATCCGCGCTTGCACAGCCCCCATCACTTTCAGGGTGCGCTCAAGGATAGCCAGCGTGGTGCCCACAGGGGCTTGGCTGCTCATGTCGCTGACCTTCATGTCGCCGCTGGAAGCGAACGAACGCCCCTCTTGGACGATGCGGTCAAACAGTTGATACAGAACTTGGCTTGGCTCTTTGTACGGCAGGGGCAGGATGTTGTCCCTGATGGAGCCGCTTGGCACATCTACATCCCTGAACTCGCCGGGCTGTATAGGTGTGTCGTCTCCTTTGATTCGGAGCCCACGGGACTTGAGACCGCCCGGCAGGTTAGAAAGGGTGCCTGCGTCCACAAGCTGACGAATGAGCATAGTGGCTGATTTGGCATAGCCACCAATAA